CCAATCATCATGCACTGATTGAGTCTGGTAGTAATAAACAAAAACTCAGGGCTCACAGCGATTATTATTGGAATGATGCAGTTAATGATTGGGCATTGACTTTCTATGATAAATTTGATATCATGTGCGAAAGTAAGGCAAAAAATCTAGCCAGTTTTAAATTGCATGATAGATATAAACAAAAGGTAAGTTATGCTTGATAAATTAAAGAAATTATTTCAAAAACAACCTGAACCCCAAGTTCAAGAACCAGTTAAGAAAGAACCTAAGCCTCGTGCTCCTAAGGAAGAAGTTAAACTTACTCCCAAAGAGTTGGCAACTAAAAATGGTGAACCTTATGTTGGTATCATTAGTATTGAACTAGATCCAAACAATATTGGCAATGGAAGTTTTGAACTAGATTGGAATGACAAATTCATTATAAATCTTATAAAGGCTGGTTATAAAATTAAGGAAAATGATAAAGATAGTGAAATTATAGATAGGTGGTTTCAAACAGTAGCACGAAATATTGCACTAGAAGTCTATGAACAACAACAGGCCGATCCAGACATGAGAGGTATGGCAGATATGCGTAACATTAGAAGTAAAGATTTGGGTAACGGAAGGAGTGAGGTAGCTTAAATGTTTAATACTATTAATTTATATAATCCTGATTTTATTATTGAGTGCGCTCGATTAATATACTGTAGAGATATCTACGAATCATTTAGGAATAACGGGATTACACGATCCTATGTGTACGGTATGTGTTACAAGCCGAGTTTATTAACATATGATTTTTTAAAGGTAGGACAAAGCCATCCTGACCTATCGATAAACAGAAAACATCAGGTCGGCGAACGCATTGTTAGACAAATGAGTTGGGTTCCTGGTTGGTCAGGTGAACATGTTCGTAGCTCCCATGGTGCAGATTTTTGGTTCGGTATTAAGGATTTGTTAATCCCTAAAGGTTTATTGTCACCAACATTTAATAAAAATGATATTACCATTGCTGTTTGGGATATGTCTCATAGAATGCTCACCTCTGATATCTGTACGCACGATTCAGCAAAGGCCACCGATTGGGCTGAAGGGGAACTAGCAAGGCAATACAAAAATTCTTTTGGTAGGCTCCCATATCTTAATATTCAGGATCCATCAAATACAAAAAGTTATAAAACTGGGTACACACCAAAATCAATTTGGAACAATTTGTTTGATATGGTATAACACATTAATATAAGTTCATGGCTAAATATCTTGAAAAACCCGTTCTTAAAGAATTGGATGAATACCGTAAAAAAATCTTCTCTCTTAGAGAAGAAGCTTATAAAAAATTTAAAATAGATTTACTAGACAACGATACCTTAAGCGCACTAAGTATTTACCAAGTAGTAGAACAATATGACTCTAATTACAATATTAACTTTTCTAGAAACGGAGAAGATGGAAAATCTGGCGATGTATTAATTGAACAAAAAGCTACTAAAATTAAAAAGAAAAAGCGTAGTGAAATTTATGGTTCCGCAAGTTTTCAGTTTCACGCTATGGGAAATTTAGAATATAATAGATATATTTTTGTTACCCGTGATGATGTTACTTTAAATTTAATCCGTATCTACGATATTAGTAAAGAAGAAAACACTAGGCTTGTTCAAAATCATTTATTAGGTGAACGAAGGAAATGGGAAGATAAAAATAAAGAGTTAGGTTATACACAAAAACGTGATGTTATTCTTATGCCTGAAGATAATCTTATTCTTGGTCTTAAGGAATCAACCAAACAGATAATCAATAATGTTGAAGTAATCTTGGCATAAATACGTGGCCGAAATGCTATATAGTTTGCGTTTTTATCAAGTAAAATATACCTTATGTCAAAAACATTAATTTTCGTTGAACAAGATTTTTTAAATCAGTTCAATTTGCCCAATATCACTTTTCAAGAATTCTGTGATAGAATTTCTGTTCTCAATGTTATGGACCGTTCTGGTTCATTCGTGGTTCGAAGTGACTTAGATACCTTTGTAAATAGAGTTAGTAAAAAAGATAACCGTAAACAAAGGTTATCATTGTATAAACAAAATTTATACAAAATTTTAGTAACAGATGCTAACTCAACATTGTCAGCATGGTTTAACCGTTACGGTAAACTTAATGAAAATATTGATTTTTATTTTAAAATCCCCAATTCTAATATTCTAAACAATGACATATTTGCAGGTAGAACAAACAGTAAGTATGGTAAAATTTGCAAAAACATTAACTTTGTAAATTTTTATAATACAAAGAAATTATACACAAATGATAGCGAATATACCTTTGGGTTACTTAAGGTAATGTTTGAGGATTTTAAAATTCGTAACAGCCTTGTAGGGCCGGCTTTCTTTGATCATATTTGCAATTATAACGGTGATCCATCACAATTTTGGTTTGATTTTATGATTGGGTGTAACCGTGCTAGTATTTTTAACCCGGCTACTTATAAAGGAATTTTAGACAATATATTTAAAGGTGAAACACTGTTTGCACCTGTCATGGGTTGGAATGCATATCAGATTGCATTTTATAATAGTAACTTTAAAAATTTTATTTCAACCGATGTTATTCCTGATGTAGTAAGAAATGGAAATCTATTACAAGAAGAATATATAAAATATTGCGAAAATAGTATTTTTAAGTTAGAAGAAAAAAATGTGGATTTATATCTTTGTCCAAGCGAACAATTAGATAGTACATTCAATTTTGGTAAAAAATATGCTGATAGTGTAGATGCCGTTTTACTTAGCCCGCCATATTTTGATTTAGAAATTTATCCCAGTGATGATCAAAGTTTTAATAATTTTCCTGATTACCAAACATGGTTACAAGGTTATTGGGAAGAAACGGTTAAATTATCAGTTAAAGTGATGAAGCCAGGAGCTAAATTTGGTTTTGTAATCAGCAATTATGTTAACAGACAAAAACAAACTACAACTATCAGTGAAGATATGAGAGATGTGGTTGCTAAACATCTAACATTAGACAATCACTATCGAGTACAGTGGAGCGCTATTTCGGGTACACGGCAGGCAAAGAAAACTCGTGGAGGTAATTTTGAAGATTTGTGGGTATTCGTTAAATCGTAAAGGTTGACAAAATTTAAATAGTAGTATATTATACGTACATGAAACAAAAATACGCTCTCATTGACACTGCAAATACCTTCTTCCGTGCTCGGCATATTGCTAGTCGCAATAGTACGGTTGAAGAGAAAGTAGGTATGGCCCTGCATCTTACATTAGCAAGTGTAAATCAGGTCGTTAAAAAATTTAAAATTGACCACGTAGTAGTGTGTTTAGAAGGTAAATCATGGAGAAAGAGTTACTATAAACCATATAAGGCAAATCGCAAGTTAGATGAATCTGCCATGACTGAAGCAGATGTAGCCGAAAACAAAATGTTTTGGGAAACGTATGATATGTTTACTACATTCATGCGTGAAAAAACTAATGTCAGTGTACTCAGGCATGAACGGGCTGAAGCTGATGATATCATTGCCCGTTTTGTTCATTTACATCCTGATGATACGCATTACATTATTTCTTCTGACACTGATTATATCCAACTTATTAGTGAAAACGTCAACCAATACAACGGTATCACTAACCAACTTATCACAACCGAAGGATATCATGATGAGAAAGGAAGGTTGGTAATTGATAAGAAAACAAAAGAACCTAAACTATTAGGTGATCCTAAATTTCATCTATTTGAAAAATGTATGCGCGGTGATTCAAGCGACAATGTATTTTCAGCATACCCCGGCGTGCGTACTAAAGGTAGTAAAAATAAAGTTGGACTGATTGAAGCATACGCCGACCGCACAAAACAAGGGTTTCATTGGAATAACATGATGCTTCAACGTTGGGTAGACCATGAGGGTGTTGAACACCGTGTTAGGGATTGTTATGAACGCAACCGTACCCTAATTGACTTGACAGCACAGCCCGAAGATATTAAAATAGCGGTTGATGATAGAATCAAAACAGATGTTCGTACTACTACAACTTCCCAAGTAGGTGCTCACTTTATGAAATTTTGTGGCAAGTACGAATTGACTAAGATTAGTGAACAAGCAGAAACATATGCTAAGTGGTTAAACTCGCCTTATAGCGGCCATCTCAATCAAAACTAAGGATTTTTTAAAATGAGTAAAGAAATCACTATCAATGGTCTTACCGACAAACAAGTAGCAATGCTAGATATCATGTGGGGACTGGGCTCCCAAGAAGAATTCAATGATTGGGTATCTACCTTGTCAACCGATGACCGTGAACTAGCAGAGCAGTTGTATTGGCTTTTGCTTATTGAAATTGCTGAAAGCGATACTGACGAAGATTACACAGAAGCAAATGAAGTGCTAAAGGCTTTTATGCTTAATAAAAAGGAATGACATGTCTGAAATTGTAGCCAAACCTATTGTTAAAGATCAATATTGGGTCATTACCGATGGTGATAAAAAAATCGGTAATGTGATCGCCAATGGTTCAGGATTTGATGTTAAAATGAATGGGTCTCAGACTCATTATAAAACTACCACTGAACTCAAGCGTACAACCAATATTGAATTCCAAACACTAAAATCTAACAAAACTAAAATCCAACTTCCTTTCGCTAACTATCCCACGACTGGAAAGATTTACAACTCTATTTTAGATATTAAACGAAAACTTCATATCTATACCAAGACACCAAAAAGCAAGTGTTTTCATGCGGCTGGTTGGTTCGTTCTAAATCATACAGGAGAAAACGAAGTAGTATTTTGTCCTAAGTATATTTTTGTACAACGCTATCCATACATGGGACCCTTCAAAACTAAATTGGATGCTGAACACCAGATAAATAGTTAATGATTTATATTAAACGGTTCATTGAAAAAGTTTCTTTATTAGAAAGTAAACAAAGCAAAGACTTTATTATGCCTATTATAGAGGCTAGAGGTCTGCGTGATGAATTGGCTAAAATTTTAGTAGAGTATTATGAAAAAAATACTGACAAAAAGCCAATTGATGAACCAGTAATACAAATTGAATTAAAGGCTGGATCATTCAAATGAGTAGAACACAGCCAAAAGTCTTACTAGAAATAGTAGATAAGACAACTTACAAATACGACCAAATCGTAGAAGCTAGTGGTATTTGGGCCGTGTTTTACGAGGGACAACCCATTAATCTCAAGTCACAACACTACTTGGATAGTGAGTCTACTCCTAAATATAAAAAGACTAGCTTTAGTAATCCAGGTCACGCAAGAAATCTTTGTCGCAAATTGAATGTACAATTCAAAACAGACAAATTTACCGTCGTTTTTATGAACGACGGAAGGTGCGTTTACCCAGATGATCAGGCATAAGACTACTAAAAAAATAATTACAGAAACGGTATTAAAAGAAATACCACAACATTTACATATCTACCATGAAATCCCAGTTGAAGACTTAATGTTCAAGTGGTGGATGACAGGTAGACAAGAAGGATTAAGATTAACCGATGAAGGTATGGTAGCATTTCAGTTAGCTGAAATATCCCATTATGATTATGAATTCAAACAAGAAGGGCAAAGTTGGCATAGTTTTGTACTTGAAGTAAACAAAAAAATTAAATGCCCATATTATTTGGGTGTAAATAAAACTGAAACTAAAAAACTTCCCTACATCAGACTGTATGATAGTAAGGTTGCTATGATGGTAGGATTATATGGCAACCTACATGAATATTTAAATTCTATAAAGGTGCGTCAATGACTGAAGAAAATAAACCAAAAAAACCAACTGTCACTTTGCCAGTTAAAAAAACACCACAATTTAATCAACCCAAAATTCCTAAACCAAACACGAAAGGGTTTGGCGGAACTAACGTAGTTCGCAGAACTGGGCGTGGACGATAAAATAATTGTCAACGAAATCTGTAACTCAAGCGTTAATAGATATAGATACACGATGTATCTAAATTCTCTTTCATTTAACTTATAAAGGAAATACAAATGAAAACAATCGCAACTTTGATCGCCGGACTTTTCGCTGTTACTGCTTTTGCTGCTGAGCCTGCTAAGGCCCCAGCCGCAGCTCCTGCTGCTCCTGCTGCTGATCTTAAGCTTCCAGCTAAGAAAGACGAGAAAAAAAGTGAAGGTGCACCTGCTGCCAAGGCAGACGCAAAGGCTGCTACGCCAGCTGCCGCGCCCGCAGCTAAGTAATTTTTGTTTAGATAATGATGATGATGGTATTACTGTTGAAGACTTAGACTTACAATCAGGTTACCGTCGTCACATTTTCACACCAAAAAGGATAATAGAATCTGAACTTGATGATTATATTAAATTCAGATTACTATTATCTAGGTACTTAGCACTTAGGAAGTACGACATGAAATGGGGATAATATCCCCATTTTTTAACTAGCTAATTGCTGCAATGCAATATTTAGGACTAAATACATTAGTAGAAACCATAAGTTACTACTAAACAAAAGGAAACATATAATGTTAACACTACTTGACAAATTTATTAATTTACTAGATCGATTTACTTCACATCAAACAGATTTAGAGAGATTTATTGCTTCTCACAATCCACAACACGGTGGAGATGTTGATAACCTCATTAGACGGTTTACTTACGGTACACAGAGAGCATTATGAAATATATCCGCAAATTTTACGAATGGCTAGCAGTTTGGAGTGAAGTTGTTTATGATTATCGTAAACGCAATAAAATTCATCATTACCATTAAACTATGGACATAATAAACTTTATTATCGCACTACGCTATTTTTTACGGGTTGATCCTAAAGATTTTGAGGTTCATCCGTAATGTGGCCCGTTACAGATGAAGAATGGGAACAATTAAATTTCCCTGAGAAATTTAAATAAGATAAATATTACATTATGATTAATCCCTTACTTCCATGGTTCAAGCCCACAATGAATGCAGCATTTTTTATTGATGCATTTCAAGGTGTCAAGCGTGATTTAACTGATAAGATCATTACGGATCCCACACTCAATCGTGCGGCTCATAATTATATCAACAGTCAAACAGAATTTGCCAAGATGCTGACCAATAATTCAGTTGATCTTGCTCATTATTCTATGGATTGTATCACAAACAGATACTTTCCCAAGAAGGACTAATCCACCTAACGGATTGACATTAACACACACATAGGAGAAATAAAATGTCAGACTACACACCAAAACTTCCAGAAGTTAAATTCAACAAGAACGGAT